AACACAACGGCGACGAACAACATTTTCTTGGGTGAGATGGCTGTCCCGTCTGCGACCATGTCGCAAACTGCGCTTTCGTATGGAACGGAACTGAATTACGACTTTGGACTTCTGACCGTACCTGCTGGGTATCGCATCTATGCCGGTCTTGCTACGGCCATCGGTGGCACTAACTGCGCACTGGCGGTCAACATGCTGGGCGGTGGAGACTTCGCATAATGGCTAACAATCCATTTGTCCCGCAAACGGGAACGTCTACAAGCTCTGGCGGTAGCCGCTGGATTACAAACCCCAAGCACATGCCTTTGACAGCGTTTGCATCAACGGATTTGAATCTAAAAACAGCGCTTGGGTTAGTTGTTTTATCAAACACTGCTGGCTTCTACACAAACCTTGCTTTTCGTGGTGCAACATCATCCATTACAGGTGCAGCAACTTTAGTCACGGTTGCAAATGTGACCAGCGGGTCAGGCTTTCTTTGCAATGTGGTTTCGCCAACACACACAGCATCTTTCACGCCTACGTTTGTAATCACGATTGACGGGGTTGCGTATACCATCGCGCCGTCAGCAACTATTGCATCTGGTAAGCGGCTTGTACTTGGTCCTATCTGCTACGGTATTCCAACTATAACGCCTTTGGGCGGGGCATCGTTGGTCGATCACTTCCATGATGGGAATAGTGTTGCAGACGCAGGTTTCAATGCGGCAATGGTCGGTGGCGTTGCGATGGTCGGAAGCACTGGCAGCTTATACACACCAGAAGCGATCATCAATTTCGGCCTGCCAGCCTTGCGTTTTGAGCAGAGTCTAAAAGTCGAAGTTATGGCGAGTCTTTACTCTGCTAATGCTGTTGATAGGCAGTGCGGCGCAACCTATCGATTGGATTTGTGATGCAAGTAATCAACCTGACAAACCCCGGCGCGGCCCCTGTTGATGGCGACAAAGTACGCATTGTTTACAACAACGGCTCAACAGAGGAAAAGCAGTATTGGGCTGAAGTCCCATTTACTCCTGTTTCTGTTGTCACTCCGTGGACGCGCAAAGACTTCATCCTGAAATTCACTCCAGTTGAATACGCGGCTATCAAGGCGGCTACGTTGGTTGACAGTGGTGTTGACTACTACTGGGCAATTTTCCAAGCAGCGGAAAACGTGATGAAAACTGATCCTGTAACCATTGCAGGGATCAACGCTCTGGAAGCTGGTGGATTGATCGGGCCTGGACGCGCTGCGGAGATATTGGCGTGAGTCCATTTCTCTCCATCGGACTGACGCTGATAGCGGCGATTTGGCTGCTCTGGGTGTTCTATTTGGCTGTTATGAACCTAAAACGGGCAAAGGACGCAGGCCAGCTATCAAAGACTGCGCTTGTATTGGGTGCGCCTGTTCTATGGATTGGCTACTTGTTAGATGCATTCGTAAACATCACGCTAATGACTATCGTTCTATGGGAGTTTCCTCGTGAGATTCTTGTCACTGATCGGCTGATTCGTCATTCAAAAGCTGAAAGCGGTTGGCGGCTCAAGGTCGTTTACTGGTTTCAACCATTGTTAGACCCTTACGACCCATCGGGGAAACACATATGAGCGAATTTGTAGAGCGCAGGGCAAACCCTCCAGAAGCGGGTTGGCATCTGAAGAAAGAAGTCAATCTCTCCATCATCATTTCCATCATTGGCGTTGGCGTTGCTTGTGTAACGGGCTATACGGATTTAAAACGCGATATAGCTTTGATTAAGGCTGATGTGGCTGTACTGCATCAACGTGATAGCGCAATTGAGATTTCAACAAAAGAGGCAATCAGGCAACTACAAGACGCCATGCTTCGGATGGAATCGAAACTTGATCGCCTTATTGAACGGCAAAAATGATTAAATCAATCAACGCCTGCGGGGTCGGTATAGCTTCCGACCTGACGCCTGAAGAGTTAGGCGATGGTGTGTGGTCGAGTGCTACGAATATTCGTTTCAACAACGGGTATGCAGAGAGATTTAAGGGCACACAGCAGGTGTTTGATACACCTTCTGTTACTCCTTACTTCATCACTCCATACACCACGGCAACCAATCGTTTCTGGATTCACTGTGGACTGAATGCGGTTTACGCTGATGACGGAACGTCAAGGACTGACATTACAGGAACTGCTCCAACAGGTGCAATTGATGACCAGTGGACAGGTGGGTCTATCAACGGTGTCTTGATCCTGAACAACGGCAAAGACTTGCCAATGTATTGGGGTGGTGATACGGGGACTAATCTCGCATCGATACCCGGATGGGACGCGACATGGAAAGCAGAGTCCATGCGCCCATTCAAGAACGTCATCATGGCGTTTGGCATCACAAAAGGCTCTACCGTTTATCCATCAATGGTGAAGTGGTCTACAGGGTTAAACCCCGGCTCTATCACTGCGGCTGGTGATTGGGATGCTACTGATCCAACAAAAGATGCTGGTGAAGTTGACTTGGCGGAAACGCCTGACAAGATCATTGATGCACTCCCATTGGGTGATTCTCTAATCATCTACAAAGAGCGCAGTATGTACGCTGCTACCTATGTTGGTGCGCCTTACATCTTCCGTTTCCAACGTCTGCCGGGTGAGTCTGGAGTTCTGGCAAAGGGTTGTGTTGTCAATACACATCTAGGTCATGTAGTGCTTACTGCTGGTGACGTGGTGTTGAACAACGGGCAAGGCGTTGCAAGTATCGCTAACGGACTCGTTCGCAAGCTGATATTCAACAACATCGATTCCACCCACTACGGGCGCTCGTTCGTTACCGCGAATCCGCAACGCAATGAGGTTTGGATTTGCTTTCCATACGGTACTACAGGCGTTTGCAACAAGGCGGCAGTCTGGAACTGGATTGATAAGACTTGGGCAATTCGGGAATTGACGGATGTAACTTTCGGAGCATTCGGACAGATCAATTATTCGGCTGGTGGTGATACATGGGCTACGTCCGTTGGTTCTTGGAACACGGACGCAGGCTCTTGGAATGAAAACGAATATTCACCCGCTGAAGCTCGGCTCTTGATGTGCCATTCAACTCCAATGATTTCCCTCGTGGACACTGGAACGACTGATTTCGGATCACTCATATCCGCTTCATTAGAACGCACAGGAATGACGTTTGGCGACTCCAACACGCTCAAGGTAGTCCGTGCTATCAGGCCAAAGATCGACGGGAATGGTGGCGCAACGGTATCTATTCAAGTCGGTGCATCCATGACGCCTGATGGCTCTGTAGTGTGGGGGTCTCCTTCTAGCTTCACCATTGGGCAGGATTTCAAGGTTGATCTGTTCTCGGTTGCAGGGCGGTACATGGCAGTGAAGTTTGCCAACTCGGACTACGCAGCTTGGCGCATGAAATCCTTTGACATTGACTATGTGAATGCGGGGTCATTCTGATGCGATATATACCCGGCTTCATTCCTGACGATATGACGCGGCGCGAGTTTGAAAAGATTTCGCAAGCCTTGGACACAGCAAACGAACGGATAACGCTACAGGTGCTGCATAGGGCACCAGAGAAATTCAGAGAGGGAACGATTGTTCTCGCTGATGGCACCGACTGGAACCCCGGCGCGGGTGTTGGTTTTTATGGTTATCACTCTGGCACTTGGAACAAACTAGGATAAATCATGGCAGTAACTACAAGTAATTGGCAATCGTATTTGTCGCAAAACCCTGATCTGACAGCAGCAGGGATCAAGGACGAAGCCGGGGCGATGGCGCACTGGAATAACTACGGCAAGAACGAGGCATTCAGAACTCCATACGGTGCTACCAGTGGGCCGCAAATGAGTGGTATTTCAAACCTTCCAACTACACCTGAAGCCTCTACTAATCTTGGCCTTGGACTGCCTACGGGCTATTCCGCTGCACAGCAGATGATGGCGAACAATGCACAAAACGCAAAGGGCACGGATATTTTCCAAACGATGGGCGGGTTTGGTAAGGGCGTTTCTATCCAGCAACTAAGAGACTTCTTTGCCACAAACCCTTCAAACGACCAAATCCTTCAGCAAGCATCCAATCTAGGGATGGGTAGTGAAGAGATGGCAAGGGCAATGGTTTATGGACGTGGCGACACGCTAAACGACCTAGCTTCCAATGAAATGGTAAACGGTAGTCGGAACTACGGCTATGACGCAGAGGGGCACATTGTTCCATTGAACGGTGCTCAAAAGTATTCGCAGAATGGAAACTCTCAATTAACCATAGCAGGCGGCGGAAGCGGTTATGGTGGTGGCGGTTACTCTGGTTCGTCTGGTGGCTCGTGAAAAACCTCGCACCGGGCGGCCGGTTCGCCCTTGAAATCCCGAACGTCGACGATCCTTTACGGGTGCTTTACAAAAACAAGGCGTTCCAGAAGTTCTGCCCGCTTTGGATTCGCAGACTTCCATTCGGTGAATTTCTTATTCCAAGCGGCATGTGCCGCTGCGCCGCGTTCTCTAACAGCGCGAACATGGGCAAAAACAT